TGTTGAGCATGATCACGCGCTTGTTCTGGCCGGCGCCCATGACCACCTTCAGGTCTTCATCGAGATGGTCTTCAACGATCATCTCCAGCACCTGCTCGTGCACCAGCTTGCGGGCGAAGCGGTAGTTGTCGTTGAGCTCGCCCATGGCGACGATGCCCTGCTCGGTCAGGCTGTTGATGGCCACGCCCGAGGTCACGCCCTGCTGCGCCTGGCCGAGTTGGGTGCTGTAGACGCGCGGCACCTCTTGAATCAGCGCCTTGCTGTCCTGCATCACGTCCACCTGAAACGGCTCCATGCGCAGGCCGTTGGCGATCTGGAAGGCGTTGGCGTTGCGCCGGTCAGGGTTCAGCACCGCCACCATATCCGGGCGGTTCATGGTCTTGGTGATGTCGGCGATGTTGTTGTATTCCTCGTCCAGCGCGTCCGAGTCCGCCACCAGTTGCCGCGCCTTGAGCATCCAGTTGATCATCTGGCGGCGCTCGTTGTACTCGTCCTGCGGGGTAATCATCCCTTCGATCAGGCCGTAGGGCGTGCGGTCCTCGTCGTCGCGGAAGGCGAAAAACGGCACGTAGGGGAAGTGCCGGCGGCGCGTGCCCTGGTCCAGCAGGCGGTGCGGGCCAGCGAACAGGGCCATGCGCACCTGCCGGGTGATGGCGCGGCTGATCTTGACCGTGCCGCGGCTCACCGCTTCGATGTGCAGCGGGTTGGTTTCGTCGTAGGCCAGGCGCTTGCCGGGGCCGACGTGCAGCACCACCGTCTCGGCGGGCACCCGGTACCAGACTTCGTACATCTTGATGCGCTGGCGGCGCGTGTCGGCCCACTCGTCGCGGCGGATGCGCGTGCGGCGCTCGTTGCTGTAGCTGCGGTACAGGATGTTGTCGTGGTCCTCGGGCAGCGCGATGAGATCCCAGCCGTTCAGCGCCTGCTCAAGGATGCGGCGGTGCTCGGGCATCCAGGCGATGGCCTCGTCCAAGTCCATCCAGCGCTTGCGCACCAGCCAGCGGGCATCCTTCAGGCCCAGGTCGGTGGCGCGCATGTCCCACCAGATTTCCGAGCGGTGCACGTCGGTCACGCGATACGGGTAGTCCAGCGGGTCGGCCGCGCGGCTGACTTCCACCCAGCCAATGCCGCCCTTGACCTGGCCGGCGTAGCCGTTGCTCACGGCCATGTCGATGTTGGCCTCGCGCGTGGCCTCCTTGTGCTTCTTGCTGAGGACATCGGCCACGTCCTGAAAATCGTCGTCGTCGGCCTCGATGCGCACGTCGCTGCGCGCCTTGGCCTCCTGGCCCAGCACGCCGTTGACGACGCCGTGGATGAGGTTGATCTGGCGCGGCTCGATGCCCCACTCGGTGCGGATCTTGTGCTCGGCCTCGGGCGTGAGCTGCTTGCCCATGTCGTAGTAGGCATGGGCCTTGTCGCTGCGGTCGCGCCAGTCGGGTTGGCTCTCGCAGTCCGACACCAGTTCCTCCAGCGCGTGGAGCGAGTAGCCATCCTTGGCTTCGTCGCGGGCGCTGGCGGCACCGTGCTCGCGCACGGGCTTGAGGGGGCGGGTTTCAAGCTGCATCGTGGGCTTTCTCAGTCTTCCAGGCCACGGAGTTGGCGGTAGGCGCTCGCGCCCTTGGAGTTGTTCACGCGCGCCACTTGGATGCCGCTGACCACGAGGTATCGAGTTGCGTCCATGGCGTGGTCTTTCTCTTTGACGATGTTCCCGCGCTCGTCGCGCCGGTAGATGCGGTACTCGCTCAGCCAAGGCTTGAGGCTGCGAAACACCTTCAGCCGGCCGGTGGCCAGCCGCTGGTGCACCTCGTACAGGCCCGACTCGCGCGAGTTGTCGGCTTCGATCAAGGGCAAGCCCAGGTCGCGGTAGATCTGCAGCAGCTGCTCGCCGTCCTTCTGGCTGCGGCCGCGGCTGGCCGGGTCGATCACGCCGGGTATCCACTTCCCGCGGGCGTGGATGCCAGCAACGTGGGTGCTGGGCTCCTGCTGGCCCTGGTAGTGCAGGCTGTAGAGGTACAGGCAATCGGAATCGCGGTCCAGCGCGCCGAACACGGCCGCGGTGCAGTTCCAGCCCACGTCCAGGCCGTAGGCACGCGGCCAGTGGTCGGGGATGGCAAAGTCGTCCACCACGATCTGCTCTTCGGGCACGGGATAAATGGCCCCGCTGCCAATGCTCGGGATGCCCTTCGAGCGCGCCTCCACCAGGTGCGGCTCGGCGTCGGCCAGCATGCGGCGCTTCTGGTCGGCGCTCAGGTGTGGCACGTCATCCCAGCCGGCCATCACGATGCCGCGGTCGCCGTTGATGCCGCGGCGGCCATCGGGGATGGCGGCATCCTCACCCAGGTACTTGAGCACGTTGGGCGTCAGGCCCCGCAGCGGGGTGAACGTCTCGATCAGCAGCCCGTTCGTGGTCATCAGGCGCATAACGCACTCAGCCCGGATGCCCTCGTTGCTCTCCTCGTCCAGCCAGATGAGGTCTTTCTCGGTGCCCTGGAAGGCCTTGCGGCCCTGCTCGTAGCTCTTGAACGCCAGGCGAGACACCCCGCCGCTGATGTGGCGCACCTCGATGTAGTCCAGCGCCCCGTTCCCGTTGGGCCTGCGCACGGTGCGGATCAGGTCGTCGGCGGGGATCAGGCCGGTGCCGTAGTCGCTTTCCGGCCCCACCATCTTGTCTTGGATGATGTCCCGCACCGTTTCGTTCGTGTCGCCGGCCGCCCATGCGTCGATCGGCTTGTCGAAGCGGTAGCCAGGCCACCAGTCCGGGTAGCGCCCGGTCAGGTGCAGCGTGGTTTCGTACCCTCCCCCGCCCTCGGTCTTGCCCACCCGGTTGGCGGCCATGAAGCACCGGCTCGGCACCGTGGCGCCCAGCTTGAAGAACTCCATGTGCTGCACGTAGAGGTCGCGGCGCAGCGGTCCGGTGTCCGGGAAGTAGCTCCAGAGCTTGCGGCGCCGCGCCCGGCGCTCTCTCTCTTCCAGCAGTGCCAGCAGTTCAAGGCGCGCGGCCCGGGACTGCGGCAGTTGTTCAAGGCTGCATGCGAGCACGCAGGCGGGCCTCAATCTCTTCGTCGGACAAACCTTCCAGCGGCGCCTTGGGCTTGTCTTCCACGCCGATGCCGTAGGCCTCGCGCTCCATCGCCACAAGCACCCGCAGCGCCTCGGCCAGTTCCTTCACGCCCTTGATGCGCTGGGGAAGGCTGATGGCCTTGTGATAGGCCTCGTTCAGCTTGTCTTGGCCGCGCTCGTCGGGGTTGCGCAGCATCTCGCCCAGGCTCTCGAACACGTCCGGGTCTGCGGCTTCCGCCTCGCACTCGGCAAGCAGGCGGATCACCAAGCTGCGCATGCGGGTGATGTCGCCGCGGTGCGCCAGGCGGATACGGGCTTGAACCTGCGCCTCAACCTCAACCGTTTCCTTCTCGGTTGCCGCCGCATGTGCGGAAACTTCCTTGGCAACCAGCGCTTTGGCAACTAGCGCATCGGCCTTGGCTTTGACCTTGCCTTGAAGGTCGCGGATCCAGTCTTCAGCCTTCGCGCGCTTGTTGATGGCGGTGTGAGAGATGCCATGCTCGGCGGCGATCTCGCGCACGGACTTGGCGCCGACACGGAAATCCGTTTCGATACGTTCCCAATCCACTTGCTTGCGAGCCATCAGACCGTCACCTCAAGCAAAAGGGACCGCCCGGCGATCTCTTGAAGGTCGGCGGCAGAAAGCGTGAACCACTCGCCCCTGACGCGCTGTTCTGCAAACCTCCGATGCAGGCGCTGTTCCTCTGCGCGCATGTTGGGCACGAAGTAGGCGCAGGCGACGAACAGGTCAAACGGGCTGGCGCACTGGTGTGCGTCCATGCGGGCCGGGAAAAAGCGCGCCATGCCGATCTTGAAGTAGCGCTGGGGCGCGTCGAGCCCAATGACATAGACGAAACCAGCGGCAGCGTGCTCGTCAAGCTCGGAGACGCGCAGGCCGGGTTCGTCAGCCTTGGCGCGTACCTTGTCCTTCAGGTCGCGGGTCCAACCGTGCTGCTTGGCGCGCTTGCGGATGGCGCCCTCGGTGATGCCATGGGCGGCCGCGATCTCGCGGAGGGATTTCACACCGGCGCGGTAATCCGCCTCAATGCGCTCCCAGTCAACGGTCTTGGGGGTTCCCATGGTCAGGCGTGGCGCTTCAGGGCTTGCGCTCGCGCAGTTGATCCACCCCTCGGCGGATCTCTTTCATGTCGCCCTTGATCTCCAAGATGGCGTTGCCGGTCCGGTTCTTCTCGGCCTCAAACTCGCGGGCCAGCATCTCCACGCGCATGCTCTGCACGGCCTGGGCTTCCTTGAGGTCGTGGTAGGCCACGCTGCCGGCGGCCATGAAGCCGCAGAAAGTCAAGATGTGCCCCAAGTTGACCGTGGGATCGAAGACCACCTTCCCCCGCTTCGTTGTTTGTTCAGGGGCGTCGTGGGGGGTGGTGCTCATGCGAGGCTTTCAAGTGGGATTGCTGCGAAGCCGCATGCGCTCGCTGCGCGGTCCGGCCTGGGTGGAGTGCATCAGCCGGCGGGTTTTGCCTTCCCGGTTGAGTGCTCGGGCCATGGCGGGGTCACTCCATGGTTTGGTCTTGTCGCCGTAGAGCTCGGCCAGGGCCGCGGCCTCGATGGCCTCTTGGTGCTCCACGTACAGCAGGTGCTCGATGCCTTCCAGCGTCTCGTCCGGCGCCACGGCCGCGTTGATCGTGATGGCCTGGCCCGCCACCGTGGGCGTCGGCCAGATAAGCACGCTGTTGGTGCCGTTCACGGCAATGTGGGTGTCCGGCGTCGGGTCGGTGTCGCGCGGGATCTCAACTGCGGCATAGCGCTGGATCTCGGTGGCGTCGTTTTCGCCCACCCGGGCGTCAGGCACGCCCACCAGCTGCACCCCGCTGGGCAGCGGCACCACGTAGACCGACTGCCCGGCCACCGTTGAACCCAGCGCGATGCCGTTGATCCGGTAGGCTCGGGTCTTGGTGAAGTGGCGCCGCGTGGCCTCCTGCAGGGCCTCCATGATCGACGGCAGCAGCGCGTCGGGCACTTTTGGGGTCAGGTCTGAGGCCCAAGCCATCCACGGCTTGATGGCAATGGGCGCCAGCAGTGACGGGATCACTTCCAGCACGCGCACTGTGAACTCGTCTTCAACGGTCTGCGCCACGCCGTCGATGTTGACCTGCGCCACGATGGTGACGGCGTAGTCCGTGGCTGTCGTGCCGCCAGTGAATATCAGGTTCAGGCTCGTGCTGGCAATACTCTGAGCCACGCTGATGCCGGACGCGGCGGTGACCACGGCGGAAACCAGCACGCCCGCGGCATTACCGAAGACGAGGCTGTAGTCCACGGCATGAGCAAGCGTCTCGCCCGGCTGCTTCAAGATGACGCCGAGGTGGGCCATGTCAGTACCTTCCGAAAGCGCGGGCTGGGCTGCGCATCGTGACGCGCCGCGATGGGCTGAACAGCGTCGGGCTGACAGCGGCGACTTGTGGCCCGAGCTGCAGGGCTGCGCTGGCCTCCACCGCCACCCCCAGCGCGATGGGCGAGATGAGCTGCAGCGCGACGGCTTGGTCTTGCTCTTCGGCTGCTGTGATGGCGCCCAGGCTGATAAGCACCAGGGGCACGGCCTCGTCGGTTTCCTGCGCGGCTTCGAGCGCACCGGGCTGCAGCAGCTGCACGGCCTCGTCGGCCTCAAGCGCAGGCGTCAGCACCTGCGCCATCAGCAGGTTGAATGCCGCGGCGCTCTCTTCCGCGGCCTGGATGACCTGAGCCAGCTGCAGCGAGGCGGCTGCGTCCGTCTCTTCAGCAGCCAGAAGGGGGATAGGAACAACGGGCTCACCGCCGCCCGTTGCCGGGTTCGTCGTGCCGAACGGCACCGCATCGGACCACGCGCCGCCCTCGAAGCGCAGCTGCAAACCGGGGGCGCTGTAGGGCTGGTTTGCCGTCAGCCCCGTGATGGTGTCGGGGCTGGTGCCGTCAGGCAGCGCCGTGGCCGCGCCCCCGTCGATGCGGAACTCGTCGGCCAGTCCAGACCACGCAACGCTGACGCTGGTTTCGCTGGGTGTGATGCCGGTGATTTCCGGCACGCCGCTGTAGTTGTAGGTAACGCTCTCGCGGCGCCCCCTGATCTGCCAAGGGTTGCGGCCCAGCGACTGCCCCAGCTCAGGCTCGACGTAGCGCGGCAGCACCACCAAATGCGCAAGTGCCCCTGCGCCCGTGCCGTAGGCGTAGGCACCCGATGTGTAGATGGCGTGCAGCATGCCGGCGCCCGTGCCTGCGGCGTAGTCGGTAGCTGTGCCCGTGACAGTAAACGCAGCCTGCGCGCCGTCGATGCTGATGTAGCCGCTGGTGGTGGAACGGAAGCTGATGACGAAGGTGTAAAGCTGCCCGGCTGTGAGCGTGGGCGTCACGACATAGGTGCGCCTGTTGCTGGGCCCCGTGCCGCCGCCTTGGCCGAAGGTGAACTCGAGTTGACCGCTGGCGTTGATCGTCGCCCGCAGGCCCGCGAAGTTGCTGCTGGCGTGGGTCTGGAACAGAAACGCGCTGGCCTGCGCCCGCACGCCCATGATGACCGTGCAGGCCGCAGTCGGCGGGCTGAAATTTGCCGCGTCCAGGCGGTTGCCGCTGCCGCTGGCCGAAGTCTCGGGGCCGCCGTCAGCCTCGCGCTGCGTAACCGTGCCGACCACCGAGAAGACCCGCCCGAGATGGTCAACCAGGCCATCAGCCGCATCCCACGCGATGAGCGGCGCACCGTCGCGCAGCGCCTGGTGCTTGTTCAGCAGCGGCGCGGGGCGCAGCGGGCGCCGCGTCCACGGGATAACTCGGCTGCGAACGGCCACGGCTTACTCCACCAGACCTTCAAACACGATGGTGGACGTGCCTTCAGCGTTGGTGATCGTGCGCGATTGAATGCGCGTGGCGCTGCCGTTGGTGGCCCAGGTGGTGCCGCCATCCAGGCTGCGCTCAAGCCACACCGTCAGCGCGCCAGTGTTGGTGATGGCGAACGACGCCACGGCGCTGATGACCAGATAAGCGCCATCCCAAAACGTCCCGGTGGCGCCGTTGTCGAAGGGCGTGCTGGTTTGCGTGCCCCCCGTTCCGCTCACGGCAACAGCCGAAAACGGCGTGGCTACAGAGTCGCGCACCTCCTGCCCGGTGCTGTCCCGCTTGAAGCGGGTTTCCTGCATCGTCACCGTGACGATCTGGTTGTGCGAGTTGGTGAGGCGGTAGCGATAGCGTGGGCCAAGCATGTCAGGCTCCCATGAGAATTGATGTGTCCCAATCGGTCAGCTCCGTGAAGCGACCGCTGGCCCAGGCCACCAGATATTTGGTGCCGTTCTGAATCGCGTGGGGCCGCAGCAGCTCCACGTTGTCTTCGCTCCACGGAGTCATCTCGCGCACGAAAGCCCATGTGGCGCCGCCATCGGTGGTGGCGTACTCGGCCAAGCGGCTCGGGCCGCTGTAGCCGGTTGACCGGATGCCGAAGACGCGGGTCGGGTCGGTCGGGTGGAAGACCGCCCCCGGCACGTAGTCGGTGCGCGTTGGGCTTGTGGGATAGCCCGCGTTGTAGATGGTGGAAGGGCCCAGCCAGCCGGTGCCGTTCTGCCGATACAGCAGCATGTCGCTGCTGGTGGTGCTGTTGATGCGACGCGCCATGATCCAGACCGCGCCGGTGCTCGGGTTGATCGTGACGATTTGGAACGCGATGTCCACGCCATCAGGCGCGCCGTTGTAAATCTCGGTGGCGTTTGCAGCATCGAAGGCGGCGCCCAGCGAAGTGCCATCGGTCTTGAAGAAGGTCAGCGCGTTGCTGCCGTCGAAAGTCGCGTAGACGTGCCAGAGGTAGGGCACAAGGAAGCGGTCAGCACCCTGGGCGATGACGGCGAAGTCAACCCGGCTCTGCGCCGCATTCCACACAGGCAGCAGGTAAGGCCGCGAGCCCGAGCCGTCGCCCGAGTAGGTGGCCGCAGTGATGCCCGGCCCCCAGGTGGCGCCCTCGTCAGTGCTGACGCGGTAGCGCCACGAGTTGTCCACGCGGAAGGTGAGCAGCCACCGAGAGCCGCACACGATCACGCTCGGATAGGTGATGGCGCCGCCATCGTTCAGATTGACCTCGGTGCCCCAAGACGACACGTCGCCGGGGTTGACGGTGGTGCGCTGATACGCGGTGTTTTCGATGTTGTGGCGCGAGTAGAAGGCCGTCAGCCTGCCATCGCTTCGCGCAACGACGCACGGCGCTGAGTGGTCTGAATTGCCGATGGCCGTGCGCAGCGAGTCGCTGACCGTGGTCACGCCGGTGGCAAGCACATGCTTTGCCACGCGCGGGCCGTCTTGCGAGTTGTGGCCGACGAACACCGCCCCGTCCAACTCAAGAGAGCCGAGGGGCAAAGTGCCATTCGCCATCATCCCGTCGTCGGTCAGCAGCAGCGTGTTCGGCGGCCCGGCAGGCAGCGCGCTATCCGCCAGCAACTCCACGCCGGCCAGGTCGGGCGGGCAAAGCTCTTTCAGCGGCCCTGCAAGCTCTACGCTGGCGCCCGAGCCCGTCAGGCCGCAGTCCAGCCGCACGATGTCTGTAGAGCCCGCGCGAAGATCCAGGCGCGCAGCCGTGCCCTCGGCCACATGGGTGTCTGCCACGTAGCGGCCGAGGTTGAAACGGTACGGAGCCGCCACCGTGTCGATGCTCAGGGCCGGCAGGGTCTGCGTGCGCAGCAAGTCGCCGCCAGCGCTGAAGAAGCGCGCCGTCACCGCAGACCCGCCCCACGGCGCCGCCAGGGCTTCGAGCTGTGCGCGCTGAGTGGTTGCGGCCAGCCAGGCAGCGGCGGCCGTGCCGTCAACGATTGAGACAGCCACGGCTCAGACCCGTCAGGCCGCGCTGCCCCGGAAGAACACGCCGGCCGCCATCGGGATGTCGCCACCGTCTGGGGTCTTCACGAAGTCACTCAGCGTCAGCGGGATCAGGTCGGCGTCGGTGCCCGTCGTGGTGTCAGGGTCGTAGCAGACCACCAGGTCAGTCCAGGCCGTGCCCGCACCGATGGTGGCCCAGGTCTGCGCCGGCAGACTCAGCTCGATGCGGTTGTTCGTGCTGTCGGGCGCGGGCACCGATGCCAGCTCGGCGTCGGTGAGCACCTTGCGGCTGTAGCCGCTGTTGGTGACCTCGGCCACGCCAGCATCGGCCAGCAAGGCCGACAGCGTGGTGTAGTCCTGCATGGTGGCGTCGGTGGTGCCGCCGTTGTTGATGGCCACCAGCACCAGGGCGCTGTTGGCGGGGTCGTTGCCCTTGACGCGGCGGTAGAGCTCGGCAACGCGGCCCAGGGCGATGTTGAAAACGAAAGCGGCCATGTGTGGCTCCTAAAACGGCTGTTGTGTTACTGCACGCGACGCCCAATCAAGGCGCACACGGATTCGAGGGTTCGCAGGTCGAACAGTTGAGGTTCGGGCAGGCCGAGCATGTCGGCGACGGCCTCGCTGCAAAACCAGCGGCGCGTGCGATGCCCCAGGATCGGCCAGAGGATGCCCAGCAGGCCCAGCACGTCGTAGCCGTGCGACGCCCGCAGCAGCCCCCAGGCTTGCGGCATTGCGCGCGCAGGCACCTCGTAGATGCGCCACCTGTCGGCCGGCATCTCGATGTCCTTGGCGCGCACGCCGCCGTCCAGCCCGAGGCCGACACGCACCGATGCAGCGAGCCTTCCCACTGCCACGCGGCTTCGCAGTGCGCCGAGTCGCCGCCGCGCAGCAGCGTAACTAGGCGAGCGAAGGGGCGGCTGTCACCGTAGCGGAAGGCGCCGCGCACGATGGCAGGGGTCATAAGCGCTTCCAGAACGACAAAGCCCGCCGCGGTTTCCCGGGGCGGGCTGATGGTGGAAATTTAGGGGCGAGTTCGCCCTACCAGTCTGTGCTGTCTAGCAGCAGTCACCCGGCACAGCCGGGAAGCGTGGGGCCTGGAAGGCCCGATGACGTGGCGCCCTTGCGCGGGCTGGAGGGATTCTGCACCCAACTTGGGGAGGGTGTCACCCTTCGCGCTTTCCCAACCCAGCCAGCGTGCGCCGGCTCGGCGCCTTGGGCCAGCGCTTGCTCAGCAGTTCCCACAGCCGCGTCAGGCCGGCGGCGTCCGTCACCGCCTCGCCGTCGATCTCGCCCGCCCACTGGTCAGAACGGTGCTGCGGATCTCGCATCAGCCGCATGATGACGGTCTTGCCGTTTATGGACCCGCCCAGCCAATCCCCATGCAACGGGGCCAGCGGCGGGTATGCCGGGGCCGGGCCGGCAATGCTGGCGGCCTCACGCGCGGCGCTCCGGCGCTTGTGCGCGCCTGGCGTTGCGTTGTATGCGGCCCAGCGGCTCGCGGGCCTGCGCGGACTTTGGAAAGGTGGCATATCTACGGGTTAGGCCACGCCAATACACCCGCACTCCACGTCCGCGGCCAAGTTGTGGAGCGTGCGCCAGCGGCCATAGTCCACAGCCTTATCAATCAGCGCTTGGGTGGCTTCATCGCATCCGCGCGGGCGAAGCTGCGCGGTGCCGTTGCCGCCGTCAAAGTGGCGGGTCTGCTGCACGTTGTCCGCAAGGTCGCGCAGTTGTTCGACAAGTGCCGCCTTGGTGAATCGCTTTGCCATCGTTTTCTCGCTCCGGCCACAGCGTGGCCTAACTCGTCGCTCGAATCGGAGCCCCAACGGCAGGGTTGCCGTGGCGCGCTCCGGGTTAATCTGTGCCTGCCGTTGGTGCCCGTTCAGCTCCAACGTTAGCCGGCTACCAGCACGCCACGGGTGCGCAGGTAGTGCAGCGCCGCGTATCCCTCGCTGTCCGGCTGCGCGGCGTGGTCCACGATCACGCCAGGGAAGTCGCGGCCCATCACGTTGCGCGG